CTTCCTCATACGTCTCGTAAGAGCGTTTGGCTCTAATGTATAGAGATTCAATTCCTTGCTGTGCAAAAACACCGACACAGAAATTGTAGGCTAAGTCTTCTCTAGTATACCCATTTTCGAGTAAGTCCGATAGAGTATTGACCTCTAACGTCCTAGGAGCTTCATCATTCTCTGTGATAAAACACAAACTATAGAAAGCACCACGCTCCAAGCTTGGAGTTTCAATCTGCAAATCAACCTTTACAGGCTCTAAATTTAATTCCATTTTAATCCTTAGTTAGTGGTGCTATATTTTTATTTGTGAATATTAATCAAGGGTGTCCTCACCCCTAGGGCATGTTCCCCAAACTGGTTTAGGTAGAGTCCATGCATTTGAGTAACTGTCAAAGCCATCAGGTTTTGTAGGTATGAGTGATACACACCAACCACTTAAATCTTGATTAAACGAAGGAGTGTTATAAAACATATAGTTCATATCAGTAACATTACTTACATCCCAAGAAGATATATCTTGGTTGAATGGAGTGGTATTACTAAACATACTAGTTATAGTAGTAACTGAACTCATGTCCCATGATGAGATATCTTGATTAAACGCAGTTGCTCTTTCAAACATAGAACCCATATCAGTAACATTACTTACATTCCAAGAAGATAAGTCTTGGTTGAATAAGGTAGCTTTTAAAAACATGTTATTCATATTAGTAACTGAACTCACATCCCACATTGAAATGTCTTGATTGAATGAAGCAGCATCATTGAACATACGGTACATGTTCGTGACATTCGATACATCCCACGAGCCAATGTCTTCGTTGAAAGTTAAATTACTTTCGAACATGCCGCCCATCTCAGTCAAGTTACTCGTGGCTGCTCGAGCACCATACAACTTGGCATCTTCCGCAGTATATACACTGACATACTCTTTTGGGTTATCACTAAAAACATGTGTTTCTAATTCAGGAACATCTTTACTAAATACAGTTCCCGTATCAGTTGCTTTATACCAACCTGCCCCAGAGTAGTCTTTAGCTAAACCCATATCTTCAGATGGCTCAACGGGAACTTCTGAAGAGCTAAATACCATAACACCATTTAAGAATACAGATTTAATCTCAGCACCCTTGTGATATAGTTTATTTAACATTACTTCACCATGTATAGTGTGTCACTATCCTTAGTTACTACATCATCGTATTCAGATTGAGTGCCTATCCAAATCTTAGTGTCTAGACCTGTGTTCTGATTCTTGATTGTTTCATTGGTTGCGTTAATGCCATCTTTACCATCAGCACCATTAGCTCCAGCATCACCTTTGTCACCTTTAGCACCAGTATCGCCTTTATCACCTTTAGCACCAGTATCGCCTTTATCACCTTTATCGCCTTTAAGAGACTCTAGGTACTCAACAACAGAACCAGTGAAACCCTTCTCTACAGCCAGCTCATAGGCACTCTTACCATCCAGTCCTTGACTCCCTTCTCCAGACAACTCTAATTGCTCTTTTAAATCTTTAGTTTTTTCTTTTGTGTAAAGAAATTTCATCGACTACCTCACTAAATATATTGTATTATGGTCTCTTTCAAGAATCAGGTCTAGCTCCTCTTGAGAGCCTAACCAAAAACTTAACTCCTCTCCGTCATTGACATTAAGGACGGTTGTAGAATCACCTTTGTCACCCTTCAGAGATAAAAGCCATTCAGCTTCTGTACCTTGAAATCCTGAAGCAACGGCAATCTCATACGCTGAATCACCATTATCGCCTTTATCGCCTTGTACCCCTTCAGAAGGGATATTGTTAAGCTTTAGGAGTAGTTCATCAGTAAGGGCATTAGTATCTGGGTTTGATTCGTATTTTGTTTTAATAGTCTCTGAGGTTTCTTCAGTTACCCCCTCAAGCTTAGTTTTTTCTAAGTCAGTAAAAGCGTTGGTATCAGGATTTTCCTCATACTTAGCCTTTATAGACTCTGAGGTTTCTAACTCCAAGATTGCCAACCTTTCTTTTTCTAAGTCAGTAAAAGCATTAGTATCTTCATTGGACTCATACTTCTCTTTTACACTCTCAGCTGTTTCACTTGCTGGAACTGATATAGCCTTTACAAACTTACTAGAATCTATATCATAAATCCACCTTTCAGTATCCACATCAGGTTCACCTGAGTCAACATCTGCATAATTACCAGATTCAGCACCTTCCAAAGGAATCTCTTCTGAGGTTAGAAACGTTCCAAGATACTTAGATGTCTTCAGAGCCTCAAGCTTATCTTTCTGAGCATCTGTCATGATATTCTTATCATCAAGTGCATCAATAGCATTTGCCATTTCTAAGGGGTCTGTAGCTGGTGCAAACATACCATCAATCTTTTTCGAGATGATATTGTTTGGGTCTTTAGATACTTCTGCTGGATTCAGAGAGACTAGCCACTCTTCTCTAGTTCCCTCAAAGCCATTGAGGACTGCTATTTCGTAAGCGGATAGACCTTGCTCACCTTGGACACCTTCAACTCCGATGTCTCCAGTATCACCTTTGTCCCCCTTCTCTCCTCTTTCGCCCTGCAATCCTCTTTCACCCTTGAGGTTACTAGCAACAGCTATGTTATCAACTATCCCAGAGTCACTAACAAAACCAAGTAACGTTGGCTTGTCCCCCTCGCCCCCAACCCAGTCAATTACCCTTAAGTAAGAGCCACCATCAAAACTCTCCGTTTTGAAAACAGGAGTCCATCCACGGTCTCCATCTTCGCCTTTAGCAGCGGCAGCGCCTTTTAGAGAGTCAAGCCATTCTGAGTTACTTCCGACAAATCCGTTTTGCACAGCTATTTGGTATGCACTGAAACCGTCAGTTCCGTCCCTACCATTAATACCGTTTATACCTCTAGCCCCATCCCTACCAGCTACACCTTGGTCGCCCTTTTCACCTCTGACGTTCTCAGAAACCCACTCAAAAAATACTGACCTCGTTAATCTCCTAGCCCTCCCATCATCGATGATGATAAAACTATCATTATTCGTGAAGCTGTCCAGTGTGATTGCAGGTAAATCCGTTATCTTAACTTCTGCCATTATTCTTTCCTATACAATATTAATTCTATTTATAGAAGTCAACATTAACATTCACTCCCCCAACAGTTTCATCATAACCGTCAAAACCTTTACCTACAATATCTGTACCGTTCATAGCAAACACTTTGTACTCGTTTGTCACTTCGGCAGAAATTGTCATATTGAGAATAGCTCTCTTATAACTCTTTCCATCTACAGGGCTTGATTGGTACATAATGTTATCTGCACTTAAAATACCAATACCTTGTTGAGAGAAAGACCAATCGACCATATCACTAAATATTCCAGAGTGAAAGTACTCAAACCAATCTAATTCCACACCACTAGTATCAGTATGCAGAGTTAGTGCAATATCAAACTCTTTTAACTGGAACACTGTCTCTACGACATCATCTTCAATGTGGTTTACTGTCTTCCTAGGAGTTCCTACACTTGTTGTGGTGATAATTTGAATTATGAGGTAGGGCGCTTTTGGTTCAACCCCGTCTCTGTCTGCCAGTATAGGTAATATAGTTTGGGGCATCTCAACATTCTTTAGAGCTTGGATTAGGCACTTTTCAATTTTCATTATCTAATAATCCCTATCTGCCCTGATATTTTATATTCCCCAGTATCGGAGTCGTCTAATTTTATAGCCATAGCTTCACAGTGCTGTCCAAAGTTTCCATATGGCTTAGCAACGACAACCTCCCAAAGAGCGCCTCGATAGATAACTAAGTCACACTTTATATTATCCCCTGTTCTAGAGGTATGTAACCAGTCATTACTAAATATGGATAGAGCTTCTTTGTCCCTATCCCCTGAAGGTAGAAGTTGAGTTCTGTAAGAGTACGTACTAGGCTGAATATTAGCCATAACGGTAATCTCCTCCCTCACTCCTTGTACAGGCTCTCCATCAACATACCCACCTTCGGATATCTGCCTAAGAACCTTATGAGGTCTCTTACCTAAGTTTGTAATAGATGCCATTAAGAGTCCTTAATATGTTCTTGTTTTTGTTTATAAACTCTAGCTTTAAAGTTATTTATCATAACCCCACTGTCCAGCATCTGATAGCTATGCCCTTTTAGAGTAACAGTATAATCACTAAGTTTCTTGTAGTTTTGCATAGCCACAGACTTCTTGTAATCAGCAACAATAGATTCTGATAGAGCATTTAGTACTACATCTACATCATTACCGTGTAGTCCTGTTAGGAATACCTTCTTAATCTGATTGTAGTGCCCCCTCCTAACCATGTTTTTCGCTTGCCTGAAGTAGGGTCTGGATGGTATAGGTTTATTCCCACCAACACCATATTCTTGCCAGTATGCAACTTGGGCAATAGATATACCTGCATTTGGGTGCGATGCTGGATATTTCTTACCCTCATACCAACCGAATCTTATATGACGCTTGTTCATCGTCCTACAGTTTTTCTCTAACTTTTTCAAGCCAGCTAGGTCAGAGGTTATTTTAAAATCTACAGTGAGCATTCTACCTACTTAATGATTCTTCGAACATTCCTTTTACCTTCCAAGTAGGTTCTCGTACCCTCTTGCTGACCTCTAAAGAATTGTGAAGATACCATATTTGGATGGTTGTCAAAAAACTCTACATAATCTAAAAAAACTCCCCCTACATACACACTTGGAATTCTTCCTGATAGAGATGGGTTGGTTAGTTTCTGCTTAATCCAATCTAGGTAGTTCTTATACCTCTCACCTAGATACGCCTCTTCTTGTCCCACACGCTGTCTGTAGCCCTCTCTAGCAAACCTAGCTAGGATAGCATTACCAACACTCTTACTGACCATCTTAGGCGATAGTGGGTACATATTGATGTAGTATTGATAGCTCTCATCACTGAGGATATAGTCATACTCATCAACATCCCCATACTCCAACCTTAGTGCATGAATAGGGTTGTTAGTAGGGTCAAAATCAATTGGCTCTGCCATTTTTAATTCCTCGATAATCCTGCATTATTTCTGCATTGTAGAAAATACATTTTTTAATATTCTTATATTTCTTACTTTAAAAACACTAAAAAATGTAAAGGGGCTTTTGCCCCAATACACTTAACATCTTTACTTCTTGATTAGATACTACTTAGTTACAGTAATATCGATAGCCATTTCAGGACGCTTCATGAATGGAATCATGTGTGTCTCTAAAGTGATATCTGCGTGAGTATCATCAATGATACCAGTACTACGTGCTGTCCAACGAGTACCAGCATTCTGGAAGGTACTTACATATGGAGCTGGGCAGTACTTAACTTGGTATAGACCTTGCACTTCTACAATAGTCCAACCTTTGTTAGTCTCGATGATATCAACCGCTTCACCGTTCCAACGAATGAACTTCTGTGGATAGGTTACGAATAGGAAGTTATCCCAACGGAACTCTCTACGGTATCCATACTGAGTACGGACTGGATTACCAACTGAACCATTTAAGAATGGCTGGTTGATAGCAGCTTGTCCCATACCTGTAAACGCTAACTGGTATAGAGCAGCGAAGTCTGGGTGAGATACAATATCACTGAACGCCTGTTCACCGACAACTACTTCGATAGTACCAACGTTACCGTTGTATCCGTTAAGCTCAGAAATCTGGTTAGCAAGAGCATTCAAGCTTTCCATGATACTGTTAGCTGGATTGGCATCAATTGTAGCAGTAGTTTGAGTAGTGCCAGTGTTAGCGAACTGGTCAATCTTAACTGAACTATCCCAAG